CATCAGGCCAAATGGTTTACTGCACCATCCAGAGCGTTATCGCTTTGACTTCAAATATTTTACTATTCGCCATTCGGACAGACCCTTCGCACTATCTTTTGCTAATGATTTGGTATATCCGAGGAAGTCTGGCATGAGTTCTGTAGCCTCTTGAGCAATTTTGTCAATATTGTCAAGAAAACCTTCGATATCCAGTCCCAGTCTGTATCTATCGAGTTCCATGCAAAAGTCCGCGAATTCCTCAAATAGAGGGTGATGTTTACAATTTTCAATGATGCTTAATTCGCGCAAAGCTACCATCTTAGGACCCCATTCTTCTGGCTCATAATACCTTTCCTGCATACACAACCTACCCAAAGCCCGGGCTGTTGCGTATACACCTACGCATACGCCATTGACGCGATAATTAACATGATGCCAGCGTCTTAAATACACGCAGTCCTGTTTACTCACGTATTGTTTAGAGGCATTCATCTCTAATCCATGTCTGGAATACGATCGTATTACATCATCCACTTTGATTCCTGGGTATGTAAGTACACCATCATCCCCAAGACACTGTGAATAAGGGTTCAGTTTCTTGCCAGCAGTCATGGCAGCTTCAAACTGTAAAGCGGTATGGCTCAAAGTTTCATCGAAATTGGTCCCACCGGATCCACTACCCATACCATGCGCCCCAAAGTAACACTCATTGGTGTCAACTGCAAGAGGAATATTATACTTAATGGGGTAAATTGTCTCCAACCAACTATGGCTTTCTGAATTGTTTTGCAGCAAATATTCCAATATGGCCTTGGCACATTCCTGCATTCTACCGTTAAAATGTTGGTCAAACTTGGAGAAATCTGTGCACACAACATCATCGTTGACACCTTTCGTATCGAACATTTTGGTTATTTGTTCGTCAACATTATCCATGCTAACCCAAGCAGGGACTAAATTGAAGCGCTGAAATACTTCAATTGATGGTTGGTACACCTGTAGCTCTTTAATATTGATGCCAAAGGGAAACATCCAAACAACCCTCTGCTTTACATCATCGACATCAGGACCACCTTCCTGACCACGCCAGCCAATAATAGCACAGTAAAGCCACTCATCATTACCATTTAAAATCATGACCTTACCAGAAACTGTAACAGGTACAGTCTTCTTTACCACGAGTTTCCTTTTCGTGTAGAATGGGTTCCCGCTATTAGTGGATTTCTTCATCAGGTCCACGGTTTTCTGTTCAGATCTAAGTCTGATGCCCTTTGCTGGTTTAAACTTATTACATGCAGCAAGTACAGCTTCCTTACTGATGGGTTCGGCTGGGAGGAGGACTCCTTCGTAATAGGCTTTAATGTCATCTGTTCTTTCAGACAATGGCTTCATGACACTCATTGGCCCGACCTTAGCCTCTAGGTCTTTCTCAAACTCATACAATGAAGGCCACTCGTTCTTGAGTTTTTCAAGATGCGGTGTCCATCTTTGCATGATCTTCCGAAGCCTACTTAGCTTCTTTTCATTAGATAATTTGTCATCACCTTTTGTAATCAGCGGTGTACTGTAGATTTCAGGTTGACCCTCTCGAACATGGAGAAAGTACGCCTGCAATCCTGGATTTGGAAAATGAAAATAATCATTCCGATTGGTCTTGTTCTTTTCCATAAACAATGACCTCCTTTCTTATAGATTTTGTAAAAG